AACGCAGTATTTCATAGCAATATCAATTTGTTACGTGGTGCGACATTCTGTCGAGCACTGACTTCAGTGCGCACGACTTGCGCGCCACAGTGCTAACAGTTGTTTGAATTCAGGCGTGCGAATTCCTGCGTGCGCCACTGCTATGGCGTCGGCGACGTGTTCGTTGTCGATATGGAGGCCGCCGGCCTTGTTCGGATTTTTGCCTATGGTGTCTCGCTCATAGCGCTGCCACCCCGCGTCTGGATACTTCGCGGCTGCCCAGGAGATGATCTCCGGCTTGCCTGCAGTCTTCGTGAGACCTGTGGCCAGCTTCGTTTCAGCCGGCATTACCTCGATCAGCGGCGTCTTCAGTCCCGCAAGGACGCCAACCGCGACTCCGAAACCATACATTGCTCGCGATGCCTTGGCCCCTGAGGGGATTTCGCCGAATGCTACGACACAGCCCTCCACTCCCGCGGCGACGCCATCCTGAAGCTCCCTAGCCCGTCTGAGGTCATCGGAGTTTTGCCGCACGACCTTCTTCTTCCCTCCCGGCGATGGGAGGGTGACGACCGTTTGCATTCCTTGGAGCTGAAGTTCCAGGGTTTCGAGGTCGAGCAGCATCCTGGCGATGCCGAAATTCGCAAAGGCCGGGTCTAAACCGGCGATGAGGATAGGCGGAAGGCTCAATTGTGGGTGTCCATTTGCATTTGCACCACATCAAGTGGCTTGACCGTTTGCATTTATGCTAATATCTAACCCGACCTCTGACTGGGGTCAACCCACCCGAAGGAACCCGCATGAGTTTTGAAGCACAGGCTTGGGCGAGAACGGTCCGCTGCGGCAGCCCGACGAAGAAGGCTGTCCTGATGGACATCGCAAACAACTACAACAACATCGAGCGCTGCGCCTGGACGTCCCAGAAGCGCATCGCCTTCAACACCGAGCTGAGTGAGCGCGCCGTCCGTGGCGCCCTCTCCGATCTCGAAGACATGAAGATCATCTGGCGTAAGTCGCGCAAGAACACGACCGACCTGATCTTCCTCTCCATGCCCGATCCGGATGAAGGCAAGTTCGCAGTCGCTCGCCGGCCGGATAATGACAATCAGCGCCGGCAGGAGATGCCGGTAGGTCAAGGTCACCAGCGGCACCAAATGCCGGCACCAGCGGCACCAGATGCCGGTGGGTACCGGAACGACGTGCCGGTGGTAGCGGCACCAGCTGCCGGTGATGAGCGGCAAGACGCGCCGGTGGTAGCGGAACGTGGTGCCGGTGCGGACCGGCAGGAGCTGCCGCCAAACCATTATACTAACCCATTATCTAAACCATCAGATGAACCATCAAAGAAACCAAACAAGCGCCGAGGGCCTGCGGCGCTGTTTCCGGATGATGCGTTCGATAGGTGGTGGGCGATCTGGCCGAACAAGGTCCAGAAGCCATACGCCAAGGCATGCTTCGACAAGCTGGCCAATGCCGGCGACGTCGAGTTCAGCAAGATCATGGACGGCACCGACCGGTACGTGGCGAACAAGCCGAAGGATCGGCCGTGGCTGAACCCGTCGACGTTCATCAACCAGCATCGGTTCGATGACGAGACGCCTGGCGATCAGACCAAGCACGGTCAGCTGAAAGCCAACCGGAAGTTCGTCATCTGATGGCAGTCGACGTCGGGAAAATCCTCACTGAGGAAGGGATCAAGGTCCGATCGCTCAAGATCGGCAACCAGTACACCCTCTGCCCTCAGTGCTCACACAAGCGGAAAGGCGCGAACAAGAAGATCAAGTGCCTTTCAGTCAAAATCGATAGCAGCGGGGTGGTGTGGAATTGCCATCATTGCACATGGAGTGGTTCTGAGAATGATCAACGAAAGACACGCGAAGGGGATCGAGGCCCGAAGCCTGAGCGTCGAAACGGCGGCGGTTATGGGGCTCTACAGCGGGCGTCGCTTGCGCGATGGGCGCGAAAAGTTTGAGGTAGCTGCAGAAGAGACTGGTTCCATCCTGTGTTTCCCGTTCATCGAGAACGGGATCGAGGTCAACACCAAGTATCGCTGGAGCGAGAACGGTGAGCGCCGGTTTGCGCAGAGGTCCGGCGGCCTGAAGACGCTGTTCAACGTGGATATCCTCTTCGACGAGGAGGCCATGAACCGGCTTGAGGTCGGCACTGCTTCGCTGATCTGGACTGAGGGCGAGTTCGATCAGATGGCCGTGTACGAGTCCGGCTACGACACCGTCGTGTCCGTGCCTGACGGGGCGCCCCCTGCCCGCGATAAGAACGGCAAGCTGATCCATGTTCCGGATGATGACCGGGATATCGATCCGGAAGATGACGACAAGTTCTCGTTCATGGGCCGGCTCATGGAGCGACTACTGCGCGTCAAGCACCACATCATTGCCGTCGATGGCGACGAGCCCGGTGGCCGGCTCGCGAAGGAGCTGGTGCGCCGGCTTGGCCCGGCCAAGTGCTTCTGGATTTCCTATCCGGACGACAAGGTCGTGCCCGACAAGAAGCGCCCCGGCGAGATGCGTAAGTGCAAGGACATGAACGAGGTCAAGATGCACCTCGGTGTCGAGGCCGTGCGCGACGTGATCGACAACGCCAGGCAGTGGCCGGTCAAGGGCCTCTTCAAGCTTTCGGATTATCCGGAGCAGGCAATCCCGACCATGTGTGAGGTCGGCATCTCGAAGGAAATGGACGAGAAGGTCAAGTTCTACGCCGGCCAGTTCATCGTCTGCACCGGCGTGCCGAATATGGGCAAGTCGACGCTGATCAACCAGGTCGCCGTTCTGCTGGCCAAGATCCACAAGTGGCCTGTCACGATGTTCTCCGGCGAAAAGCAGGTCAAGCCGTTCCTCGCGGACGAACTGATGACTGCCTTCATCGGCAAGGAAAAAGCGAGATGGTCGCACGAAGATAAGATGCGGGCGAATGCGTTCGTTGAGCGCTACTTCCGCTTCATCGACTACGACGAGTCCGCCGAGGATGTCGAAATGGATATCGACTTCGTGCTCGATCGAGCAGCGACGTCGGTGGTCCGGGACGGCACCAAGTTGCTGGTCATCGATCCCTGGAACGAGCTGGAGCACAGATACCCATCGAACCAGACCCAGACCCAGTACATCGGCGATGCCATCCGCAAGATGAAGCGCTTCGGCAAGCAGTTCGGCTGCGCCGTGTGCGTCGTCGCGCATCCTACGAAGTTGCAGCCGGGTCAGACGCCCGGCCTCTACGCCATCTCGGACTCCGCTCACTGGGCGAACAAGCCAGACCTCGGCTTGGTCGTCCACTCGGATGATCCGGATCAGACCGAACGTCAGCTGATGATCCCAAAGGTTCGCCTCAAGCGGATCGCGGGAAACACAGGTGTCGTCGATCTGCAATTCAACCCGACATCGAACCTGTTCGTGTCCCCACAATTTTGATTTTCCGCTTGCATGAATGCAAACGGAGTGGTAATGCAAATGAGAACTGAAGGAGAGACCAATGGCCGGATCTAAGAATGCAGTGTCCCTGATCGGACGCTTGGGGGCTGACCCCGAAATGAAGACCTTCGACAACGGAGGGAAAATCCTCAATCTGCGCGTCGCCACCAGCGAGACGTGGAAGGACAAGGACGGTGAGCGCCAGGAGCGCACCGAGTGGCACCAGGTCGTCATCAAGAACGAGAACCTCGCCAAGATCGGCGATCAGTATCTGAACAAGGGCGACCGCGTCGGCATCGAAGGCAAGATCCAGACCCGCAAGTGGAAGGACAACAACGACAACGACCGTTACTCGGTTGAAATCGTCGTCGGCCCCTTCGGCGGTGAGCTGATCCTCCTCGAAAATCCGAAGAGCAACGACAATGACAATCAGCGCGGCAGCAATGATCGAGGTGATCGCGGCAGCTCCCGCGGCGGTGGCAACTCACGCGACCGCGATAATGACGATCGCGGTGGTCGCGGATCTTCGCGCTCGAACGATGATGGCGGCGGTCGCGGACGGGGTCGGGATGACGACCGCGGTTCGCGCAATGATCGCTCGGCGTCGTCTTCGCGCGGCGGCAACAGCAGCCGCCCGTCGAACAACGACCGCAACGACATGGATGACGACATCCCCTTTTAAGGGGGACGACCTACTGACCCGCATGCGCACGGGTCAGATCTAGCCTCCCTCGTGCGGGGGATATGGGGATGCCCGATTAGTTCGGCGTGTGGGCATCCCCTCTTTTTTGGCCAGTGATTTGCATGAATGCAAACGGAGAACTGATGACCACCACCACAACCAATCCGCTCGACGAGTTCCTTGCCTCCTTGGGCATGAGACCGTTCACAGGCGGCCCGTGCGACTGCGCCCCCGGTGAGTGCCCGGCAGAGGGCATGGACCCGATGGCTGCGATGCTCGCCGGCAACGGCGGAGGCTTTGTTATCGTCGACGACGTCGATGGCGACGACGACAGCGAAGACTTCGATCTGAAGCCTGCAGTCGAGCAGCTCGGCAATATCCTGGAAGCCGTGTCGATGGCGACCGCCATGCACGCAGGCCTGCTGAAGCAGATCGCGGACGGCGAGATCTGATCATGCAGGCAACCATCCTGGAAATCTCTCCGGGCGCCCTGTCAGACTACTACGACTGGATGAAGGATGCTGCCCACGGCAGCTCCCTCGTCTACTGGCGAGGTAGCTTGCAGCGTGACCGACAGGTCGTCATCCCGCCGACCGATATCATGCAGGCCGAGCGCCGGCTTCAGATCTCGGTCCTCAACGCCGTTGCCTTCCGCATCATGGCTGATGCCAAGGCCGGCCATCTGACGCTGACGCAGAAGAAGATCGGCGACAGCCTCTACGAATACCGCGCCACGCGAAAGCGTCAGACCTATCCCATCACGAAAGTGAAGAACGGCAGTGACAATCTCATCCCTGCTTGAGGACCGAAACCTTGCCCTCAGCTGGCTCACCCATGGTGGTGAGCTGGCCGTGGCGCTGAAGGGTGATCGTGCCAAGCATTCAGACGTGATCTGGCAGCTCCTGGTCGAGGCGGTCGAGGTGATCGACAAGACGCCCGACAACGAACGCCGCTGGCTGACATCCGGGCAGCGCTCCGGCGGCTGGAACATGATCGGCATGACGCGAGCCGACCTCAAAGAGATCGAGCGCATCCGGCTGCTCACTGGAATGAAGCCACATGACGGACAAGCCAAATACTCCCCGCAGCGAAACGATGTCGATCGAGCGCTGGGTGTCCTTGGTTGGCTTCAATGGTGCAACTCTGCCCGCATGGCAGATCGCCTTCGTAAAGCAGCTGTTGCGCTGGCACGAGGCGGGGATGCCGAGATTGTCCATAAACTCTACTGCCCGACAAGGAAGCCGAACCGTCAGAATGTTGGAGAGATCCGCACTCGAACGGTGGGCTTCATCCACGCAGGCCTGAAGCGCGAGCTGAACATCGTTCCCGGTGGCGGCCTCTCCTACCTGGA